GTAGAAAGAGAAACTTGATTGAAAACTATTTTTTCTATTTCAAAGTCAGATGTAGCATTAACTGAAGTAAAACCACTTGCATAAGAAGAAACCAGATCAGATATGATATCTGCTATGGTTTCATTTTCATATGTCTTAGAAGCCAGTATTTTGTCAAATTCATAAGTATGATCTACACATTCAACATTATAAACAATACCATCGGCAGAACTTAAAGAAGAACCATCTACTTGGATTGTTTTTCCTCCGAATATTTTGGTTGCTCCATCGTAGATTTCAATATCATCATCATAGGCAGGAACTAGAGTTTTATTTCCAGCTTTTATAACTTGAAATTTTGCAGTGTCAACTTGATAGGTTAGTCTCTGGGTTACTCTCAAAGTTTCTTGTTTTATATTATCTGTCTTATCAACAGTATTTATTTTAACTGTTATACTCATTATTGTATTTTTTGGTTGAATCTAAGTGAATTCATTATTTGTTCTGCAATAGTATCTCCTGCATCTTCTGAAAGAAGTTGGTTACCAGATATGTTTATAGTTGTTCCTACTCCAGCTCCAGCGAATTGAGTTGAAGGAATGATTGATGGTGTTGTTTGGGCTGTTGCAACACTTAACCCAGATACCCTTGCTCTAGCATTTAATATTCTTTGAGCTACACTTTCTTCTTTTTTCGCTCTTGCTTCTGCTTCGTCATTCATCTTTTTAGTATGCTGTGCTTCTGCTGTCTCAATAGCTTTATGTTGTGCTTTTAAAGTATTTAATTCTTGAAGTTGCAAAGTTAGTTTATCCTTAAACTCTTTTAAGTCTGCTACTCTCTTTCTTTGTATGTTTTCGATTCTTAATTCAAAATCAGTTAACTCTGATCTTCTTCTCATTTCAATAATTTCAGCTTCAATACCAAACTTTTGTTCTTTAGCTTTTTGCAAAGATGTTTCTTCTGCTGAAAGTTTATCTTTCAATATTCTTAATTCTTCTTGTGTTGAAGATTTTATTGCTGTCTTAGATGCCTCCAATTCTTTTTCCTTAACTTGTTTTGTTAAATCTGCAACTTTTTCTTCTTGTTCCACAATAGCAGTAGCCAAATCTTCTTTAAATTTAACTTGTTTTGATGCATTATCTTTAAAAGATTTAGTTATTTCTTCTTCTAATCCTTTTATTTTATCAGCAGCCGCTTTTGCTTCTTCAGACATTTCTCCAATTGCTTCAGATACCTGTTTTATTGGTTGTCTTGCTGAAATTAATTCTTGGATCATTCTATCCGTGGAAGCTGTCATCTCTTCTGATTTTTTTCTAGCTTCATCGTATCTTTTATTAAGTTTATTTGAAATTACACCAGCTAATACTGTCATTGCTGTAATTGTTATAGATAATGGTCCTAAGGCAGTTGTAAAGGCAACACCTAGAGTTTTTACAACAGGGATTAAATTTATAAAAGAAGTCTTTAAAACTAGAACTACCAAACCTAAAGAGGCAAAAGCAGTAGTTAGTCCTGCAATAGCTACTGTCAATCCTGCAGCTACTTTAACTAAAGTTTTATTCTCCTCTACCCATTCTCTAGTATTATTTACAATTGGAGTAACAATATCTATAAGATCGGCAATAGCTGGAGCTAAAGAATCCCCTACTGCTGCCTTTAAAGTAAAAACACTCGTAGATAACTTTGCTTGTTTTCCTTGTAATAGTTCAGCAGATTTTGTTGCATCTCCCTGAAAAATAGAAGTTTCTTTTAAGATACCATTATATAATGCCGTTCTAACAGATGCATCAGTTGTTACATTCATTAAATCTTGTTGAGAAAATCCAGCTTCTTTTAAAATAACAGAAAGGTTTTTTGTAACACCAGCATTATCGACCATTATTGAGTTTTGATTTTTAAGACCTTGTGTTGCTCCCTCAATAGCTTGACCAAATTCAAGAGTTCCTTGTCTATTAAATGCAGCAGCATCCTTAAAACCCTCCATTAGTTTAATAGATTCTGGTAAAGAAAAACCAGTAGCTAATAAGTTCTTTAAAGAATTTGCAGCACTTTTTACAGATAATAAGCCATCACTAGCTAATTCAATAGCAGCCTGTTTTGCTGCTGTTACATCCTGATTAAAAGCATTTGCAACAGTATCTAAACCGACTAAAGAACTAGCTAAATCATTACTAGCATTTATAACACTTCTAATTCCAAGAGCTAAACTAACTGTTGCAGCAGTTCCAGTAAGAGCCATACCTTTTAAAGTAGACTTATTTTTTTCAACAGAATCAGCTAGTTTACCAAGACTTTTAGAAGCCTCGTCTTTCATTCTAAGTACTAATTGTAATTCTCTATTTTCTGCCATATTTTAAATTTTGAAATTTATTAAACTTTTCTTCTCCTATAATCCTCGCCATTATATGATCTATCATCCACTTGGGTTGTTTTCTATATGTATGGTAATCCCAACTCATCATTTTACATATTTCAACAATGTTCATTTTCTCTGTTGACCGACCCTTTCCAGCAAAACGCTGAGTATAAGAATCGGTTAATCTTTTAAACTTTCTGTTTCTGCATCCATTAAATCAATAAGAGCTTTATCAATAGCTTTATAGTCCTTAATTGTTAGTTTTCTTATTCTTTTAAAAATATTCTCCTTAGAACCATCTAAAGATATAACTAAAGTTTTTAACAAAAATTCATTTTCATCTTCCTGTTTTGGCAAATCTAAAAGAACACCTGCTTCAACATAATCTACTAACTCTACTTCTTTCCCACTTGGGAGTTGTATTTTTTTCATTTTATTATATGATATTAACTATTAATAAATAAACAATAATGTTATGAGTAAAAAAACTATAAACATTCTTCTGTGTCTTTTCTTAGGTGGAATAGGTATTCATAAATTCTATCAAGGAAAAACAGGTCAAGGGATTCTATATCTTTTATTCTTTTGGACTTACATCCCGGGAATAATAGCTTTTGTAGAATTAATTACATATTTTTTCAAACCGAAAGAATATTTTGAAAACCTTTAATACTACTTGACAACTGAATGAGGTATATATTGGTAGTAAAAAGTAGGAATTGTTATCGCTTTAAAAAGCCTTGGCATTCTCGCCAATATATATCTTATTCAGTTGTCAAATAATACTTTAAATAAATCGCCCTCCCTAAAGAGGGTTTTTTATTTTATGCACTCACAGGCGAACTATATTCTGTGGTTAAATTCCTCAATGTCAATTTACTTTGTTGACTATCAGTAGCATTATAGAATGCTTTGAAAGGAATTGTTTCTAATACTAATTCATCATTTGCTCCTGCTCTGTTCCAATCCATAAAGTTAATTTTATTCAATAGAATTGTAATTGTTGGATTATTACCTCCTCCAATATCTGCCGCACCTTGAATCGTAATCTCCATATACTTATCTGTATTAGCTAAGAACAAATCTTTGTAAGTTTCATTTGCAAAATTCAAAGTAATTTCTCCTTCAATCATCATTTTCGCATTATAAATATCATCTGGAGTATATGAACCAACAACATGATCTCTAATTAATCCTGCATCAAAAGTAATATCCACTGTCTTAGCTTTAATACCTTCGGCTGCAACTAAACCTCCTTCTGTGTCTGCAATCTTAACTGTTATATCTCTACCGACAAAATCGTATTCTGTGTCATAACTAGGAGTTGGAGTTTCGTCGTTAGCTGTTTGTGCTAAGAAATTAGCAGTGAAACGAACATAGTCGTCCATATTTCCAGTAATATTTAATGTATTTACCATTCCACCAGCCATAGAAAGATTTTGAATTGCTCCATCTTTCACAAATAAACTCAAAGATGCATGTTGAATTGCTTGTTGAAGTGTAAATTCGTGATCGTAAACTGAACCAGATACTACACTTGAAGAAACAGCTCCATAAAGGTTATAAATTAAATAACCAATTGCATCTGCATGCACTATACCTTCTAAATCACCCTCTATCCATTTTTGGACTATTCTACTTCCATCTGCATCTTCTAAACGACCTCGAGAAGCATCATCCACCACTTTTTCGGCTTTCTCAATTATGTTAGTAAGGACATTTTTCATCCATACTTCAGGAGTTCCTTGAGCGACTCCCCTGTTGTCTTCTACTCCGAAGCCAACTTCTATTTCGCGACCAATAATTTCCATAATATTTTTTTTTAATTAATAATAATATTAAACATCTGTTAAAACTTTGACCTCTAAATTAATCTCTGCCTGAATCTCGATTCCATCTTCAGACTCTTGAGATTCCCATCCACCCGTTGTTACTTTACACCAAGTCCTATGCCCATTAATTGTATCAAAATTCCAACCTTCATCAAAAGCTTGCAAAACTTGATCCATCACTTTCGGCATAATTGTCCCCCATGCATTACTCATTCCAATTCTATTAGTCCCAATAACAACCCATAATCTAAATTCATAAACTTTCATATTATCCCCAGTAGTAGCCATTTCATTTGTAAATTCTGAAGGAACATAAATAGCACAAGGATATTTTGTTATCTTACTAGTAGGATAACTAAAAATTTCTTTAATTTTAGAAGAACCCTCTAAGATTGTCTGAATTTTCGATATTAATGTTGGGTAAATTGTTGTTGTCATTTTGCTAAATCTTTAGTTATATTTGTTAATAATACATTTGATAGTTGATTTATTCCTCTAGCATTTTTCTTTCTTGCATAATCTAACCATGGTCTTAATTGAACCCCACGAACATTTCTTTTTCTACCATTTAATCCGTGAACAAAACCTGAATAAGGAGAAGTTGGAAATATTCTTGCACTAAGTTTCCTTATTTCTCTTCTATGAGTATCTCTTAGATTTCCTGTGTCTACTGGAGCTCCTCCACCTTGTTGCCCCATTCTCCAAGGTTGTCTGATTATTGACTTGTTATAAAGTGCTATACCTCTGACTAAGAACTGACTTGTTTCCTTCTGAACTAAATCTGGGTTTTTCTTTATAGCTCTCTTAAATTCTTTAAATCCTTTTGTTTCTATTATTATACTCATGCTGATATTTCCATTATGTCTTTTTCAATAATTAATCTTTTGTGTTGATGATTCCCTATCATAAATACTTTATTCGCCTTTACAGAATAAGTATCGTTTCCAACAGTTAAAGTATCTCCATCTTTAACATCAGTATCTAAAGGACACCAAACTTTAAAAGAACGAGTATAATCTAGTCTGAATTGCTCTGCTAGTTCTATCTCTGCTTGCTGTAATTGTCCCAAAAATGACCCCTGTGAAACTTCTGAAGAACTTTCGTTACTCCATACCATTCTTGTTACAGTAAATGTCGTTGTGAAAAAATCTGTTATACTCATATTGTATATTTCTTATAACTATTAAGGATGTTCTTTGCTTTTTCCAAATCGTTTAATTCATCATCATCCATATAACTAATTGAATATTCTCCAATCTTCTCGCTTTTAATTCCACCAATAGCACCAGAACGGCCATATTTATACATCAATGCCGACAACATTGTAGCTACGAAAGAAATATCTGCTGGAACACTTGCTGAATAACCCCATTTTGCTGTAATTCTCATATTTTGAATTCCTTGAATCCAATATCTATTTCTTAAATGAACTTTCCTAATAGGTAAACCTTGTTCTGAATAATTATTTGGGAACAAATAATATCCACTAGTACCACCTTCTTCAATTTCAGTAAAACTATCTCCATAATAATTTGAGCCAACCTCAACTTTTGTAATTTCTACACAATCATCAATTACCAAATCCACTCTATCGTTTCCATCATAAAGTCTTTCAGAAGCATTTGTATCTGCTTTAAAGTTTCTTTGAGTTTCTTGGTCGATTAATTGCTGTGCGGCAAGAATGTAATCATCAGCATCTCCTGTTGAAATAGTTTCATTCAAGAAATTCTCAATTTTTTCTTCTGTTGTATATCCTTTATCAGTCATAATTATTTTTGAACTATATTATTTTTAATAATTCCCCCTCTAAATTCTTTGACTAGTTTTAAATGTTTTAAATCAAGCTTCTGATTAGAGTAAACTTTTTTTCCGGTATTAACATTTTCGTAAATATATTTGTATCTCATAATTTTAGACTTAATCGCAGGGGCTAAAAATTAACCCCTACTATAAGGCTAGGCACTAGCTGAAGCTGTTGTCAATTTTGTTATAGCACTTGCTAATATAACAATAAATCCAACTCTTCTAGTCCATCTTAATGCTTCTCGATCAGTAGTAATCAAATTGATGTCTCCATCATTTGCTACATTTCTAACTGTTCCAGCATCAAACATTTTAGCTTTAATAGCTCCTTTGAAACCATAAATACAACCTTTCTTCAAATCTCCGAACAATACGAAGGAAGTATCCACAGCAGTATCAGTGCTTGAAGGCATAGCTTCAACTAATACAACTGGGTAACCCCAAATTGTTGCTGGACCTGTTTCTGAAGGTCTTTGATAAATATAGTTATTTGTAGTGTCTTTCAATTTTCTAACAATACTCATAATAGTTCTATGCATATAGAACTTAGCATTTCCTTGAGCTCCTTGTGGAGTAGCATCAATCATGGCTAACAAATCATCTGCATCCATAGATGCAAAAGTTGTTCCTGCCAAGGTTACTTCATTAACTGATGTATTATTCAATAGACCAGTAAATGAACCGTAAGTGGATGTTCCATCTCCTTTAAAGAATGCTTCATCTTCCATTTTTGCGAATCCTTCTGAAACTCTTCCAGTGATAAATGATACTAAATCAATTTCAGTATCTTCTAGTAATTCACTTGTTAGAGTAACAATAGCAGCTAATTTATTCAATTCTAGTGTTTCTTGCCCTAATACTGTTTGAGTAGATCTTATAGCTGCTCCTTCATCTACCCAGTAAGTAGTAACATCCGTTACTAGGTTGTTTGCTTTATATGAATTCTTGCTTAATTGAACTGAAAACATTTCTCGATTAGAAACTCCATATTCAGTAATCAAGTGTCGAATTTCTGCTGATAACTCTGAATCAACAGTATATCCAGCAAAAGGAGAACCAGTTGCATCAGTTGTCATTTCTTTAAACTTAGCATCACTAATTTTCCCGTATATAGCTTTATGTAAACATCTAACATATTCATTCAATTCTTTTCTGTTAGCTTTTACTTCTTTGTTATATACACCAACTCCTTTAGACAATAACTCTTTTTGCTCTTTCAACCATTCTTTTACTTCACCGATAACACTTTCTTTAACTTCTTTTCCAGCTTTTTCAAAAAGTGCTTTAACTCCCTTTTCAACTTCTTCATCAGTTTCAGGAGCTTCTTCTGGTAAATCTGATACTTTATCCATATCATCTTTAACTTCATTTTTTTCATCTTCAGAAACATTTTCAGCTTCTTTGATGATAGCTAGTTTTTCACTAGCTGTTGCAAAACCTTTTCCCAAAGCTTCTGCCAATAATTCCTTTAATTTTTTCATAATAATAATTTTAATTAAGAATAATATTTATAATCTACAATGCCTCGTGCCAAGGGTTTTACGACCTAAACAATACACACATATCATTACTTAATATCTTTAACTTTTAACAAATTTCTCACTGCCTGATTAATTTTCTTCTTCTTATTAATTTTTTTGACATCAACTTTTTGAACTAACATGTCTTCCAAAATATCTTTAGTCTTTAACAAAATTTTCCTTTCAGTGTTCTTTTCTTCTTTCAAAAACTGCGAAATTCTTTGACCTTTAGATTGAACAAATTTTCTCCTATAAATTCTTTTTAAAACCAATTCTTTACCAACCTTATATTCTTTTTGATTACTATATAAAATAGACATTTGCCAACTAGAAAACCATTTCTTTGCATCATCTACAGTCCAACCATCTTCTTTAGGGAAGAACAACATTTGTATTCCTTTAGCATCCTCATTCAACATATTTCCTACCATAGAAAATACTCTAGGAATTTCTTCTAGAAGAGTAGCTTTATTCAATGGTCTTTCGAACATTGCTATGTCTCTAACTTTCAATCTTACGAATTCGTTCGTTTCGTCCCAATTGTCTGCATACTCTTTTTGTACTCCTTCAAATTTTTTATCTTTTTCATCACTTTCTTCCCCTCCATCTTCACTATCGTTGTCTTCCTCTTCGGCATCTTCCCCATTATCTTCTTCATCCTCAATATTTTTTTCAACATAATTCAATTTATCAATATCAATTCCTTTTTCTTTTGCTTTAGCAAGGGCATCTGCATTAGCTGGAACTGATACTGCACTAACTTCTAATAATTCAGATCTAAGAATTTTACTCCAATCTTTCTCATCAAATTCAAGTGGCATAAATCCAATAGAGAAAGCATTTAGGAATCCACCTGCATATAGGTCGAAGATAATTTTTGCATCAGGATTTTCATTAACTGCAAATTGTATCTTACCTTGCAATTTACCTTTTTCTACTTTAACTGTTTTAGAAATTGCTTTACCAATTACTGCTTTAGCATCTCCATAGTTATGACTATTTAGAATGACTGGATTTTTCTTAAAAGCTTTCAAGTCAAAATCTTGAATAACGACATCGCCATGGCGATCTTCTTTTTTTGATGAAAAGATAGCCTCAAGAGTGAAGTTTTCTTCATCAACTCCTTTTACTTCTACATCAAAAATCTTTGTTGCTTTTTCTCCTACTTTAAATTTATGCTTCATAATAATTTCAATAATTTTAATAATAATTTAAATAACACATCGACAGTTCACCGTTTCCGAAGGATGTCCTTGAGGATCTCCCGGATAAAGTAATCCATTGTCAAAATATTGATTAATTGGTATCTCATCTCCGTCTAAGCTAGCATGAGTTGGTCTAACATCAGCATCTTCAACAGTAACCCAAATCTTTGTTTGTAGCCCCGATTGTTTATAACCAGCGAAAGTTCCAGTTTGAGAAACTGAGTGAACTTCTGTTCTAGCGATTGTCTTTGCTCTAGTTTCTTTTATATTTCCATATGTATCTTGAATTCTTTTAATTAATTGTCTTCTAGTTTCTCCTTCTGCAAAACTCTCTGCGAATTGTTCTTTCAAAGTTTTAAATGTAGTTTCATTAATTTGTTCTGAAAATACTCTAACCTTTTTATCTAAGGAGGAAGCAATTTCTCCAGAAAAACTAAACTCATGATCACTACCAGCAAAAGACATTGCTTCATCACCATATTTAATCATAAGTCGTTCTAATTCTGGTAAAAATGTCTCCTCTGCAATTTTAATCTCAAGTGCAGTATTAAATGTCTCATCTAATAAATCTTTCTTCTTAAATCGTTTTAGTGGCTCAAGTTTTTCTATCAGTCTTTCTGCTTGCCCAGTGAAATATTTCCTAACAACTTTTGTAAATTTTTCTTCATCCTTCATTATTTCAGCATCTTTCTTTTTTCCATATTCTTCACGAACAGCTTTGTCTTTCAAAGGATGCACACTCTTATTTTGCTCTCCAGAGTTGTTTATAATTATTTTATTTTCAGTCATAGTTTTATCTTCTTCCTTTGGTAATTCATCTTCTCCTTCAATCGGATCTAATCCAGTAATTTCCCTAGCTTCGTTAATTGTCATATATTTATATTTAATTCCATTTTCAGCCCTCTTTAATCCTAATTCAATATCTTGTGGGGTAGGGTCTGTATAACTTAGAGTAAATCCTTCTGGAGTAAGGTCATCTCTATTTAGAACATCTACTAAATCTTCTATCAAAGGTTTGATTGTTTGTGAAAGGAAAATAATTAAACTCTCTTTAGCATTTGAGAATTTAATATCTGACATTGAACCAAGAACAGCTTTTGGAACTCCTGTCATAATTAGAATGTCATCAAGAATAACTTTTTTAGTTTCTAAGAAAGATAATTCATCTGGAGTTAATCCTAAGTTTTTATATTCAGCACCTCCACCTAAGAACATTGGTTGTCCAGACTTTTGAGCTTGAGAATATTTTTCTTCATAACTATCTTTCATTTCTCTATATTGTGTTTCGTTAAGTGCTTCTTTGAAAGAGAATATTCCCTCTATCTTTCCTCCATTGTTAAGAACTCTTGAATGATATTCATTCAATTGAGTTTCTGATTCAATTATTCTTATACCAGACTTTACTATACTTTCTCCTCTAAATGGAGCTTTCAAATCTGGTCTAAATGAAAAGATTATTTCTTCTGTTGAATATCTGATTTCTCTACCATCTCCGGGTTTGTAAATATATCCTTCAATAGTTCCTTTTTCAATATCATAAATTGGGTTTATTTTGTGAGAAGGAATTAACCAAAGGTTTTTTATTTTTTTGTTATCAAATAATTTATCACTATCTTCACTAATTTGACGACTCCCCATTTCTTTCAGAATGTAAGCTTCCCCAGTAATATCATAATACTTTTGATACATAGCCCAGAATTTATCAGCAGGATGAAGTGGATTCGGATTATTAAGTAAATCTAAAAGAGGACTTTCTTCTACTAATTCTCCTTTCTCATTAAACAATTCAAACTCAACTTGACCGACTTTCTCGGCTCTTTTGTTTGTTGTTTTATTTAAATATAAACTAATCTCATTAGTTGTTAAATATTTGTCTTTTGAATATGTCTTATTAAACAAAGGGATGCTTTGTTGTAAAGAGTATGTATAATTTTTCCTTCTAGCTTTTAGAAAGTTTGTTATTTTATTTGAAAATTTAGAAAATTTTTGAAGCATACGAAAAGTTTTTTTAATCCTTTTCGGTTCTTCCGTTAGAGGAGTTATTAAGTTATATCTATTATCGCATATAGAAGAAATTAGTCAAGCTTTATATCTCTTGCACCTTCTATTACTCTCATTGTTCTTATTTTTGAGTCTCTAACTTTGATAACTAAATTTATTTCTCCATATCTCATTCTTTTAGATTCATCATTTAAAAACCCCAAAAGTATTTTCTCGTTTCTCGTTTCTGCTTCCTTTAATTTTATTCCGTTTATTGTTTCCATTTATTTTAAATTAAATATATTATACAACGATTAATAATAACTGTCTTGTGGATAACTAGACAAAACCCACAAATTTCTTTTTAGATTCAGAATAAACTCCGTATCTCCCGGCATCCATTAAGTGATTAAAATCATCAATAGGATCATTTGTAGGTAACTTATTTTTATCTAAAGCCCAAACATAATTTTGTTTTTCAATGATAAGATTTTCACTATCTTCAGTATAATAAACTTTTTTAGAAAGAAGCATGTCAATTCCAGCATTAACACTTCCTTGTCCTTTAACTGCTGGTTTAACATTCCATCCTAAATCTTTTAATTCTTCAATAGATTTAGGTTCAACACTATCCCCCCAAATATTTGCTGATTTAGAAATTCCAAGTCTCTCAAACTCTTTATCAATTAGAGGATTAGTCAATCCTTTTTTATAGCAAAGTTCTCTAAACCAAACTCTTTCATTATGAGTTTTTATTTCTAATATAGCAGTCGGATCATTTGTAAACCCAAAGTCCAATCCATAAAAAGACGGATACTCCAATTCTTCAAATTCTTTTACAGTAATTGGTTTCCAACCTTTAAATATTCTTCCCCTTAAACCATCAGAAATATATCCCTTAATCATATTATAATAATGATCTGGTCTGAATGTTTTATACTTCTCGAAGTTAGCAATAGATGTCTTGCTCACATTCTTAATATTCTCTTTATAGGTCGTAGAAATGAAAACAGTATCATTCTTACAACTTTCTTTCAATTTCGCCTTAAAATAGCCTTTTACCCCTTTTATGTCTATTAAATTGAACCATCTCCTAACAATCCAGTGTTCTTTATGTGGAGGGTTAAGCATCATAATAAT